CCTCTTTAATGACCTAAGTACGGCCAACTGGTTAAGTCCTACCCATGGACTGGTTAGTTGGAGAAAGGGACAGCCGTTAGGCTTGTTACCTTCTTTTGCTTCTTTCGCTTTCACACATGGATTGCTCCTAGCTTCTCTTGAGAGAGAACTAGGGCTATCTGAGGGTGAAAACTTCAGAATTCTCGGGGACGACGTTGTCATCTCCGACAAAACCTTGTATGACGCTTACCGTGAGGTATTAGCGAAATTAGAAGTCTCTGTGTCAGAGGATAAGACTATAATCAGTAAGGTTCTTACTGAATTTGGAGGAAAAGTCATTTTCCAAGGAAACATTATGTCTCTCGCTAAGTGGCGTAAGTCTTCGGACCGAAACTTCTTAGACGTAGTGGCAAACGTGGGACCTAGATACTTACAGTATCTCCAACCTCGTCAGAGGAAAGTCGCTGAAATTCTTATTACACTACCTCGTCCTTTCGGTTTAGGAATGAACCCAAAGGGGCTCAGCGCTGAAACGCGTTGGGAGATTGAGGAGTTGTGTAACAAATTCCTGGATAAGTCTGAATATGAGTTACCTCAGTTTGGACGAAACTCCCTGTGGCACTCGGTAGCGAAAGCTCCCAAGTTAGCCTCAGTTGTTTTTTCACCAGCTTACGTCCTAGGGTATTACAACCTAGACGGAAGTCTGAAGTCTGATAACTTCACTGGTGACAGGTCGACCAGACCCGTTCATTCTGAGGAGGTACTATGTAGGATTTCGTATCTTACAGGAGTACCTATTCAGCCGAGTACTCAGTTTAAGGATTTACACCCTTATCCTGATCTGCTCGAAAGAATTAGAAAAGTTGCACGTGAGCTTAAACTCAAACGCTTCATGCCTTCTGGAGATCCAAGAGGCACAACGACGCTAGTTCTATGGGAAAAACGTATAAAAAGCGTTCTCTCAAAGGTTTAATAGTACCAAGCACTTGTGCTGCCAGCCTTTTAGGCACCGGACAAACTATAATGTAACAAGAGTTACCTGGTTCGCCAGTCCACCCCGG